ATAAACATAAGAAATATAAATGATAATAACAATAGTGGTGTCATAATTTTTTTTATAGTTCTTGAACTTGAATCATAACCCAATCAACTTCACCTTCAGTTTGATGACGTAAGACATCATCAGTTAAAGGTGTGTTATAACATAGTTCCCACCCTTCTTCATTACCGTAAATAATGGCAACTTCCCACTCATTCTCATTTGATGTGTAGGATGAGTATCCACTATTAGGATTGTAAGCCCCCTTATATCTAACAACAGATACTCCATAACCATTTTCAAAAAAACATAACCCGTGAAGACCTTCACCGAAACTATGTGGTTTAAATTTTATGTCTTTAAATGATTTCATTAGTTATTTAACATTATATATTGGTCTTCATCAATTCCTTTGACTCCTAGTTTTTCTAAAGCAATTTTTAAATTATGTAGTTGTTTTGCTACGTTATATTTGTTTATTAATAAATCACCTAAAGTAATTCCTGTTTCTTTATGAAACTTATTAAAATCTTCAAATCTACGTTCCATTCTTAGTCTCAATTCACACCCACTAATATAAAAATCTAAAAGTTGTTTTTTATTGAATACATCTATTAATTCATCGGATTCGTGTTCCATTGAAAAAAATAGTGTAATAAGTTCTTTGTTCATATGTTTTATTTTTACAAAGATACGTATTTTTCTGAATACTCGTCAAGTTCTTTAAGATATTTTATAAACTCATCGCTGTTTATAAATTCTTCGTGTAGTTGTTGGTGTATATCTTCCATATGTTTGATTTGTGATCCCGGATGGATTCGAACCATCGACCTACTGCTTCTCCATAGAACGTCCGAGAGGTACTATCGAGAAGGCAGTTACTCTAATCCGCTGAGTTACGGGACCATATTTTAATGTAGTTTTTTAACTTCGTAAGTGTGTCCTGAATCTGAATTTAATTCAAACACTTTTCTCATATCATCGGCCTCTTCAAATGTGTTAAATTCCCAAATTTCATGAAATCCATTTAAAATAATAACAGGGACTCTTTTTTTATTTTCCTGTATCTTAATGTGTTTAACTATTACGTACATTCTTTTTTTCACAAATATAAACCTTTTTTTTCAAATGGACAATGGCTTATAATGTTTTTTCGTAATATAAAACTTCGTTGATCTCTTTTATGAATCTGAAACCGTTTTGTGTATATAGTTTTTTTGCGGTATGATTATCTTTATCTACCGTCAATGATATTTTTTTATAACCGAGTTCTGAAGATGAATTTAGACATTCATTAAGAATTTTAGTACCATAACCATTCTTTCTAAAAGACTCCTGTACTTCCAAACCATATAAAAACACAACCTCTTTATCGTCTATGTTTTCTGTCATAAATAAATCGGATACATTTTTTTCTTCAATTTTTGCAACAGAAATATCTAACAAGTAAGTCTCTGCTAGTTTTGTACTATTTTCTTTGATTTCTATTTTAAGACCAGGTAAATTATTTAACTTTCCGGTTTTTGTTAATGTTTCCATTTTATAACCGGACATTAGATATTTTACTCTATTTAGATCTTCATTAAGTGTCATTATTTTCCAATGATTATGTTATCTAAATCAATACCATCGTGACCCTTCATTCTTTCTTCAACCTCATCATATAAATAAGATTTAACAACTGCACTAACAGATTGTTCAGCTTGAGCAATTTTTGTTTCCATCCAATCTTCAAGTTGTTCACCATCTTCTAACATTTCCCACATCTTGTAAGCTAAAGTGGCCATAGTAAATAGTTGTTGTTTTGCCATGTATGATCCTTCATCATGGTTTTCTTTTAAAACCTTGACCATTCTTTCAAGTTGTTTTTCTGTTATAATAATTTTACTCATTAGTTTGATTTAACATTATTTATTGTTCTGCCGATGGTGTTGGTGTTTCTGGTGTTTCTGATGTTGGTGTTGATGGTGGTGGTGGTGTTGGAGTTTCTTCGTCTTTTTCATCCTGATTTACCATATAAAGCCCTTTTTGTGCATTAAAAGCTTCATATAATGCCTTATCTAATTCGTCTATTTTTGCCTGTATATTATTGAAATTTTGATCCAAAAGATTTAATCTGTTTTCTACATTTGAAGCGTTTGCCTTTCCTTTATTTTTTAGTTTTGTAACTGCATTATTTAAATAAACTTTTCTATCAGTATAAAGATTTTTAAACTCACCTTTAAATGTTGCAAGTTCTCTTCTTAATTGGTTACCTTCAGCATTTACTCTAGCAAAAGCAGCTTCTATTCTAGGTGATAAATCGTTTTCGGACTTTCTAAAAACATTACCTACCGCAGTACCAACTCTCGCTTTTAATCCTGCAATATTTGCATTTTGTTCATTTAAATAATCATTTTCTATTCTTTGGTTAATTTCTTGAATATGTCTGATTTTACTAAAACTTTTATTCATATTTTTTTTATTTATTATTTATTACCATGTTCTACATGCCCAATATCTTGGTTTCCATCTTGGGCCAGGGTTATCACAATTATGTCTAGCTCTGAATGACTTTCTTCTTTCAGGGTTATTTTTTTTAATAACCATTCTTTTACCTTTTGCTGACTTTCCACCAAAACCAAAGTTTACCTTAACTACTTTTCCTTTATCGTTTTTAACATAAACTTTAAATTTTTTAATGTCTCCTTGCATAATTTTTCCAAGTTGAACTTTTCTGCCTTGATATTCGGCTTCGTTTAAAAAATTACTTTCAAAGTTTGTACTTTCTACTGAACCGTAAATATCCTCGTAAATAGGTGTATTTTGTTTTTTTAATACAGTTTTTATTACCTGTATCAATTCTGATTCTGTTAGTTGTAATTTCATATAAATAAATATATGGATACATAAAAAAAGGTGAGGAAAACCTCACCTTATTTTCGGGTCGACACTAGAAGTGTTCGAACTGCCACCACTTTGTTTTAAAGATTAACAAAGAAACTACCCCTCTAACTTAGATTTTGCAAGAACCACCTCAGCCATAGAGACTTCTTTTGTCTTACCAATAACTAAGGACTCTTTTAGTATTGAACTTGGTATATGAACTAAAAAGTCCTTACCATTAAAAGTAGAAAGGTTTTGATTCAACTCGATTGAAGAGTGAACCATATTTAAAAATATTTTGAATTGTACCTCGTCCATAAAAGTTTCATTTAAAACTTCTCCAAACTTTGGGTGAACTATCAATACGTGTTTATGTGTTGCCATATTTTTTATTTAATGTAAAGTTAAGAATAAAATTTTAATTAAACAATTTCTTTGTAGGTTATTTTTTTTATATCTATTTCATCCCTTTGAGTATCGGACCCAAAATATTTAATTTCGTTCATTAGTACTTTAGCAATTCTACTTCTGTAATATCCATTACTTCTTTTTTTAAATCTTTCACAGTATTTGTTTGAATAATAGTATCCTTCACTATATCTCATATCAACAACCACGTCAAACTCAAAAGTAAAATTACTACTCCAATAATTTCTTTTGTATTTTCTTATATTTACTATTTTGATTACGGCATTTTTTAATTCTTCCCAACCATAATCAAACCCACCAAATCCTATCGTGGTATCTTTCAAATGTGTTTTGATTGCCTTTATTTGTGTATCTCTGATTACTTTTCCTACTTTCATAAGACAAAGATAGTGGTTTTATTTTGATTACGAAAAACTTTTGTACTCTATTTTTGAAATATTCACATCGTCACGACCATCTATTGAAAAATATTTCAATTCTTGTAACACTGCACCTAAGATGCCATTTCTAAAGTATCCGTTACATCTTCTTGCATATCTTGTACAATAATCATTACTATAATAGTAACTATTATTTTTCATTAACTACCGCATCTTTTAAATCGTTGTCAAAATAGTAACTCTCATTTTTATAAAATTTAATTTCAACGTCTTTAGTAAATTTTTTAACAACCTTAATGTGTTTGTCTAAGATGTGTTTTCCTAATTTATACGGGTTTTCCATGACACAAAGATAGTAAAAAAAACTAAATGCACAAAAAAAATTATATAGGTATATTAGTATAAAAGTCGTTAATTCCGTCTGAATTTATATCAATATAATGTACACCACCACTTCTTTTAAACCCTAAACCACTTTTAACCCATTCACCTGTTTCTGGATTTTTTACATATTGCATTTGAGGACCAAAGACTAAAAAGTTATTATTACTATCTATTACAACACCTAAATCTTTTTCCCCTTTTAATCTTATACCACTAGATAACCATACATTAAAACTATCTTTACCCGGATTTACACTAGATGGACTTAAATTTATTTTATTAGTTGTCTTAATTTGGGCGGCAACTAATTCATTATTTTTATTTTTCATTATTAAATCTATACCTAATATTGTATCTATTGGATTTCCTTTTTTAGCACCGGCATGATATACAATATCAAAGTGATCTGATAATTGTTTTAGTGTTAAAATATCATTTATGAAGTATGTTTCACTAAAATCTCCTTTCTCTGTTGTTTTTGTGGATGTTTTTGTAAAGAAGTCTTTATTTTCTTTTAAATAATTTAACTCTTTAATTAGTTCATTATCTGAATAATTATTTATTTCATCTAAAAAAGTTTCTAATTCTTTTTCAGTTATTTCTGCGGTATTTTGAATATTTTTTTTTCTTTTTAGTAAATCTTCTAAATAATTTGGTCCATCAACTAAGTTTGTGTCTAACATATTTAATTGGTCCCAATTACCATTTTCATCTGCCAAATATTTATATTTACCACTTTCAACGTTAGATAAAAAATTAGGATAATTACTATCTAAGAATGCCTTTATCTCTTCAGTTATTTCTAAATCATTAATTTTCCATACACTAATCTCACCTTTACTGTATAGTACTTTTCTAACAAATTTAGTAAATCTGTCTTTAGCTGTTTTATTATTTTTCAATATATCTGACAATGTCAATTTCATTTTTTTATTTATTTCTTCTATTAATTTCAAATAATTAGTATCGGTACTTTTTATGAACTTATCGACTAAATTCATAATTATTGTCTCTTCTTTAGTTAAACTTTGGTATCCATTATTTTCAAATTTTTTTAATATTTCTTGATACTTAGTATTTGTTGCCTTTGGTAGTTGTTTACCTGATGTGTTTTGAACTGTCACTTCATCTGCTAAATCAAAAATTTCACGTAAAGGTTGGTAATTTTTTAATTTGTTTGAAATATAATCAGTAAAGAAGTCATAAAATTCTTTTTCTTGTCCTGGTACATTTTTTTCTAATAGTTTATAAAGCTGAACTTTAGCATTGGTTACTACTTCATCTACATTTCTATAATCCTTAATTATTCTCTCACTGTTATTATTTATCTGTTCATCGACTTTTTTGAAATAAAGATCTTCTAACTTAACTTTAAAATCATTTTTGGCATTTATAAGACTCTCTGTAGTCTGCTCCAAACTTTTAATAATATTAGAATATATTATATTTGTTTTTTCTAAATCTAATTTTATTTTTTTAGGATCTATTTCATTTTTAAACTTTTTTACGGCATCATCAAATGTACTTTCCGTTGAACTACCTATCTCATCTGCAATATTTTTTAGTTTATTTTTAGTTGCGTCGTCAATAGAATCTCCCAAAATGTCAATTTGTTTCAATAAATTTTGTTTGAGTTCTCTATTAGTATTAATTTTACCTATTTGTCTTAATTTAACCAAATTATCGACTTGGTTAGAGAATGAAGTACCAACTTTAATTGAATAATTTCTTATTAGAGGCCCTTCTTTGATAAAAACTTTCTTATTGTTTCCCATCAAAGAATTTATTCTATCTACTTCTGATATTAAAAGTTTATTTTTCATTTATAATAAATATAAAGATTATTTTTTAATAACAAATTATACAAACAAAAAAAGGACACAAAATATAGTTTGTATCCTTAGATGTCTTTTTTACCAGTAAGTTTTTAAAAAAAGGCTGAGATTACACCTGTTATTGAGAACCTTTGAAAGGATTATTGTTTCCCTTTGTATCCACCATCTTTTGAATGGTATTTCTCAGTGACGGTTATTTAAGTGAACCACTCTTTAAGGTTTTGTCTACTCTCCTATTACTCAACTCTCTTCGAGGATGCCTCCCCAACTAGTCCTTGCGGGATTAGAGGTCTTTGGTAAAATTACACTCGGACTTGGGATCTTTGTGTGCAATGAACAACTCATTACTAGGTAGTCACCTTTCGACCAAACCTGACGGACACTTTTCCTTTCTGTAGTTAATAATAGTTTTATTACTTTCCATAAAGTTTTTGTGTCGTGGATTGTGAAAGTAGTGGTCCGTCACGGGCTTCGTTATCTTTTGAACAACGAAATACTCAACTACTCTCTGAAATGTCCCCATTTCCATATTTCAAGATTACTTCAAAACAATTCCTTTGGTAAAGAATCATTAGGGTTGGTAACAGCACCACCTGTACACGAACATACCTTTCGGTTTTAAGTGCCCTATCATAATGGAGGACGCAATAATAAAGTTGGATACTGTATTTTTTGCATCGTTCCTACGGGTTATTCCTCTTGGTGTTCCCACCTCAAACTGACAACCCACATTGCCAGTTCATCTAACCACTTTCCCTACAGCGTTGCCCTCGGTACTAAAGGTTAAACGGTATCCCGCTTGTGTACTCGACCTCAACAAGTCCGAAGACTCACCAAGACGCAAACCTATTACACGTTAGGTTCACTTTATCCCACTTTCGTGGTTTATTTTAATGGACCATACACGGCCCAATGACTTAATTTAGTTTCACGCTTAAAGAAAGGGAGGTGTTAATTCGCTTTTTTTTAATTGTGACGACCATTTCAGTCGGTTTTAGTTTTTCAAAGAACGTTTTCTCTAATTCGACAACGAGTATCTTTCATCTCCTGTGGTTTCGAATCTTTTTACAAAGTTAAGTCTTTTTTTTTAATTAGACAAGTACCTTGTGAACTTTTTTTAATTTTTTTCTACGTACACTTTTTGAGTTCCGTATTTATTAGCCATAATCTCAGCGAACTGAAGATTAGGTGTGAATACTCTTTGACCTTTGTCATTAATGTAAGAGTAAATTTCGTTTACAATTATTTGTTCTTCACTCATTTTTTTCAGTTTTTCAAATTATTATTAGGTCGTTTCCTAATTGTTTAACAAATCTAAAACATTTATTCTAAACTGTCAATTGTTTTCTATAAAAAAAATGAAATTTGTCAGAGGTATTGTATAAATATATTGAAAGGTATCAAAATCTATACTTTTTTTAAAAAAATTACAATTTTTTCATTTTCTATTATTTCAGCATTTAATGATTCAAGTATACTTTTAGATAAATTATTATTTTTATATCTATAACCTATCCAATATTCTATACCCATTTTTTTTGTTTCTTCAATTGAAAGATTTAATATGTGTTTCCCAAAACCATTTTTTCTATAATTTTCATTGACAAATAAATCAAGACAAACTACAGAATTACTAAAATTTAAAACAGGTTTATCAGGTATAAATTCATATATTTCATTCTGAAGAATTTCTAAATAATCAAAATTGTATATTTTTATTTCCGCAATGACCTCTTGATCATTGAAAAAATAAATTTTTAGTCCGTCTTTTTGATTTATATTTCCAGTTTTACCTACTTTATAATCCACAATTTATAAAGTAAAATTAAAAATTAGAATCTCAATAAATTAGTTGCTAAATTTTTATATTTACCTATCAAAGGTATTTCTAAAACTTTTTTACCTCTGAATTCATAATTTTGTTCAGGTAACATTAATTTAATCTGACCTGTTTCATCAATACCAACTAAAGGATAATTTACATTTCTCATAGTAATATTACGACTTTGTATTACGGTACATTTGCCAGGATGGTCCCATTGACCTCTATTATCAAATATAGATTCCAAATTTTCATTTATAAAATCCCATTCACTTTCAGTTAATTTACTATTCCCAGATACGTGATTTTTTAACATAATGAAGACATCTTTTTTACTTATGGACTCAGTAATAGTCTCACCTCCTGATGTTATTTTTTGATTTAAAATTTCAACAAACTTATCTCTTATGTCTTTTGTAAGTTCTGTCGTTCCTCTCCCCTGTTTTGGGTTTGCAAGTGACTCAACATCAATACCCTCTTTTTTCATTCCATTAATTGCTGATTGAATTTGTTTTTCTGAAAGTTTTCTAAACCTTAAAAGTTTTTGTTTGATGTCTTGTATGAACGTATTTGAACCTTCGTAAAATGCGATAGGTATTGCATCTGCCGGTAAATCTTTTACATATGGTTTATCATATCCGCTATAAACAAAACCAATACCTGAAATAGTTGTTATACATTTATGTCCACCAGCATTTGCAACTAAATAATCATAAGCACTTATTGTATTTGTTTTTGGGTCGAAAGAAGGCATTGACCCGTAAATGGCATCCATGTCTTTTTGAGTGAACCCAACAGAATCTGCTGTTGCCTTTTTTTCAGATACTTTTTTTATTATTTTATAAGGTAATATTACTTTTTCTAGTTCTGGTTTAAAACTTAATAACACCTCATCTTTTATTTTTCCTAAATCAACACCTTTAAGCTCTCTATCCGCTTTATATGGATTACAAGATGCCTGAACTAAACCTACAGGAGCACCAAGACCAGTAACTAAAAAGTCCGCATCAGGGTGTAAATCAAATGGTGTATATCTGTCGTATGAACCTTTTTTCATTGATCCTAAACCAAATTGATAAAGTACCCCACCCTCTTTTTGAATTACCCCTTCTTTTGATCTGTCTTCGATATATTTTTGTTGATTTTGTTGCATTACTTCTGGCGAAGCAAAACCATGTTTTTTTGCAATATTAACAATTGTATTATACAAGTTCTCTAAAGATGGTTCACAGTTCATAACAAGGTATTCAAGTAAATCTCTACCATCGACCTTATCATTTTTATACGCTAAAAGAAGTTTGTTTAAAACAAGACCCATTAATAATTTATTTCTTTTAACACTTTGATCCTTATCGTATTTAAAAATAAAATTCATTACCATTTTTGTTGTGATCTGATTTGCTGCAAAGTTTGCAGAATCAATGGTTGATACAACAAATAAATCTTCGTCTTTAAATAAATCTTTAGGTGATATTTTTTGAGAGATTGTTTCTACGTTGGATCTTGAATGTTTAAAATCTGTTGCAGTATCTTTTTCTACACCTACTTGTGAATCATGATGGTCTGTATGGATTTTAAACATTGGTTTTCCGTGTGCAAAATCAACAAGTACTGGCATTATTTTACCTTCAGCATCTGCTTTTTTAATTGCCCATTCTTTTTCACCATATTGAATAATTTCAGCATCAACTACTTTAAATCCTTGATTTTCAAGATACGCCTTCATTGCAATTCCTGATGCAACACCATCAAGATCCTGATGAAAGTATACTTTTGCTTCCTTATATCTTTCAAGAAGGTTATTTATGTCTCTGATTCCCGATTCCTTAATAAGTTTTTTCATATTAAATAAATATGAAATAAAACAAAAAAACCAACATTACTGTTGGTCTTCCTTGATTTCTTCTAACTTCTTAAAGTATTCGACTCTTGTTCTTGCAACTTCGGCGTAGTTTGGTGAAAGTTCTATTCCCAACCACCTTCTTCCTAACACTTCTGCAGCCACCAAACTTGTTCCTGAACCGGTAAAAGGATCTAAAACTATATCGTTTTTGTAGGACAATATCTTAATTGCTTTAGTTGGTATATCCATTGAAAAGGTTGCCTTAGTCAAAGACTTCGTATCTGCAAAGTATTTCCACTGAGCGAATACTAAATCCATGAATTCTTTTTTATCTTGTTCTTCATAAACCACTTTCTTCTTTATTGTACCATCTTCTTGTTCAATCTCCGTTGGTGTTCCTTTCCATTGTGGTTCACCCTTAACCTTTTTAATGTGTTGTTTTTTATAACCTAAAATTATACACTCCTTTGGGTTATAAATGTATGGACTTGATGGTGACATCCATGATCCCCAAGCGGTTGTTTTAAGTCTGTGAGGGGCATCTTCTTCTAAATCAACTAAACCAAAAAACCCATAACCAATTTCTTTCATCAACTGATACATTTCAGAAACAAATAAAATTCTTCCACCCTTTTTTTGTCTGTTAACTTCGTATGGTATATTTAATGCAATACGACCATCATCTTTTAAAACTCTATATGTTTCTGTTAACCAGTTTCTAGCAAAAACAAGATAGTCTTCAAACTCAACATCATCTTCATGCACATCATATGCAATACCAACACCATAAGGAGGACTGGTTACAACCAAATCAATACACCCTTCAGGTAATGTCTTCATTACTTCAATACAATCACCATTTATAATCTTTCCTGTTTCTATCATTTGTTTTCTAATGTATTAATATGATGTTGTAAATACCATAAAGATTTCTTTAGGTCCTCCAACTCCTTTTCTTTATTTTTTTTACCAGCTCTTGAGATATACTTTACAGTATTTCCTAAACTAAAACCTAAATCCCAAGCATCAATAACCTTGATTGCCTCATATGGATTTTCTTCTCCACCATAATGTTGGGGGTGGTTTACTTGTTCTTTACTCATAAATTCCAAGTTGGATTAAATAACTTCTTACTTTTTTACCTAAATCTGCATCGTTTGGGTATTTTTTTACTAGTTCAATTATTACTTTTGAATCAACATTGATTTCTTTTTTTTGAACTTCAGGATTTTTATACCCAAACTCTTTTTCCTGTCTTAACTCGTTTAATGATCTTTGTTTTACTACCATGACTTTTTTATTTCAATAATAATAAACTATATCTTATTTGTCAAATTTTTGTGTTTAATAATTTTTGATTGGATCATGTAGTTCATTATTTTCCTTTTTGCAATAGGAATCAATGTTTCTTTGAGTGGGTAATTATTATTGTGGTTAATGGTAAAAACAATCAATTTACTATGAATCTTCGGGTCCTGTAAATTTTTAATTAGTGGTTTTTTTACCTCTTTTAGTTTTTCATCAAAATCTCCTTTTAGACATTCACATATTCTTTTTATGTGACATTTTGTTTCAAGGTTTCCTTTCTTAATTGGTTTTATAATAAACTCATAAAGATATGTTTTGTTATTATAATCCAAAAAGAAAAGACCTTGTTTTGGTTCAATGTTTTTTGGGTTTTGTACCGGGTCAATTGAAACTGTG